ATGATTATGAGACAGTAGTGACATATCAGGTTTCTTTTGCGTCACGGACAGCCCGCCCGGCCGAACTGCTGAAGCTGAAGAAGGCATTTAATGATGCCGGACTGCATCCGGTCATCTATCACGAGACGCTCAGCGCCACCAATGGGCCGGCATGGCATCACTATTACTTCCGGGTAGAGATCACGGAGGAACTGGATTATGGCAGCGGGACCTGAAGGACTTAAGCTGTTCGCAGAAATGCTTGAGGAATACGAAAAGGCGGCGAATAACGTCGCTGACGTACTCATGGTCGCTGGCGAAGCGCTGGCCGAGGACGTTCACAGGCTCCCCAAACCGCGCAGGAGAGGCGCAGGCTACACGCACATGCTCGACTCAGTAACGGCCGCACCGTCCGGAAAAGACGCCGTGCTCGTCTCCTGGGGCAGGTATTACGGCAAGTTTGTAGAGCATGGCACAAAGAAGATGGATGCGCAGCCGCATCTTGGGCCGACGTGGGACAAAAACAAGGATCGATATTACAAAATGATGCAAGATAACCTTTTCGCAAAGGTAGGAGGTTAATTAATGGCTATTACAGAAAAAAAGCCGTCCACTAAATATACCGTAGGGGCTCAGTACATCTGTTTCAATGAGAATGCAGACTGGGACGCTGAAGCGTTTGAGAGTGATGTACTCAAGCTCCCCACAGTAGTCGACATTGACGTCGCAGACAACTCCAACTCTTATGAGTCTTATGCGTCCGGCGCTGTGTATGAGTCCGACACGATCGTGACATACAAAGAGATCAGCGTCACACAGCTCGCATTTGATGAAGCTACGATCGCCAAGATGAAGGGTGACACGATCGACGGCGGGATCATCATGTCCGGCGGCATCAAGACAAGGCCGTTCTTCGCGTACGGCGTGCCGATCATCAAGAAGGACAGAACCATGGATATGCGCTGGTATCCCAAGTGCAAACTCGTGGACAACTCCGACGCTGCGGCGACATCCACGGATTCTCATTCCGACCAGACAGACTCCCTGACCATCAGAGCATACGGCTTTGATGATACTCAGAACCAGGAGGTCAAGGTCCTCACGGCAGAGACCGCAAATGCGGGCATCACAGAGGCTGCATTCTTCGCAGCGCCTATCATGACCATTGATGCGGCGAAGGCTCTCAGGACCAACGGATAAAGGAGGCTTGAATGCCTGATATGACGAAAGATGCGGGGGCGGCTGCTCCCGCTTTTGTTTTGCGTGATCTTAAGGCTGCCGATGTGTGGCAGCTCGTCCGCGTGCTGCGGAGATTCAACCTGAAGGAAGCAGTCAAGCTGATTAACCAGGACACTCTCAAGGCGTCGCAGTTCAAGACGCCTACGAAAATGGTGGACGGTGAGATCGTGCCCATGCCGGTGGAAGAATGGACCAACGCGCAGCGCAAGGCATACAGGGCGGCTCAGTCGGCAAATGATGAGCTTATCTGGCAGATCCTCGACATCCTGATCAATAACATCGGCGGATGTGAGGATGAGATCAATAAGCTGCTCGCCATGGGCATCGAAAAAGACATTGACTATGTCAGGAATATGGACGCGAGTGATTATCTCAACCTGATCGTCCAGTACGTGACGCGCGAGGGTTTCTCTGATTTTTTTACGCAAGCGCGGAACTTGCTGGAAAAGACGGGAGCATCACGAAGCTCTATCGGAACTGTGGCGACGTTAATCAAATGATCGACACGGGCCTCTCCGTCGGGTGCCTTAAAGAGGTAGTAGAGGGCGTCTGGAAGCAGGACGCGCAGGACCTGAAGGTCCAGAGATGGATCCATCAGGGCTACGGCAAGTCCTATAAACAATTCTGGGGTGAAGAATATGGCGGCTAACAACTTACAGGAAGCTGGGCTGATACTAACAGCGCAGGGCGCGGAAGATTTCAAGTCCGCGATGAAGGGCATTTCTGCGGCGACAAAGGAAGCCTACTCTGAGCTGAAGCTAGCTCAGTCACAATATGATAAGAATACATCCGCCACGCAGAAACTGGCCGACAGGCAGAAGTACCTCCAGGCGGTGACGGATGAGTACAGAAAGAAAGAGCAGGTCCTCCGGGCAGAACTGGAGCAGCTGGAAAACGCTGAACAGCGTGATGAGGCCGCGATCGCAAAGAAGAAAGCGGAGATCAACAACTGTCAGACGGCCATCAACAAATATGACAAGGCTCTGACGGATGTCACAAAGCAGATCCAGAGCCACTCCGCGCAGCTGAAGGAGTGGGGCGACAAGCTCAAAGATGTCGGCGGGAAAATGAAGGGCGTCGGTGACACGCTTACCAAGAATGTCACAGCTCCGATCGCTGCGGTAGGAGCCGCGTCGGTAGTAGCCTGGAAAGAGGTCGACGCAGGCCTCGACATCGTGACGAAGAAGACCGGGGCGACCGGCGAAGCTCTCGAGGACATGCAGAACCGGACGCGGAACATCGCAAAGACCATCCCGACGGACTTCGCCACGGCCGGAACGGCGATCGGCGAGGTCAACACACGGTTCGGCCTTACCGGAGACGCTCTCGAAGATCTGTCAGTTAAGTTTATTAAATTCGCGGAGTTGAATGACACGGACGTGTCCTCCTCGATCGACAACGTACAGTCCATGATGGCTGCATGGGGCGTTGAGACGGAGAATGCCGGGCTCATGCTCGACATGCTCACAAAAGCAGGACAGGACAGCGGAGCATCGGTCGACACGCTCTCCCAGCAACTCATGCAGAATAAGTCGGCGCTCGACGACATGGGCCTGTCCCTGGATGAATCCGTCGACCTTCTGGCCAACTGCTCGAAGAATGGTATTGATACATCTTCAATGCTGGCAGGTCTCAAGAAGGCCATGCAGAACAGCGCCAAGGAAGGGAAGAGCTCCGCGGAAGCCTTCGCAGAGCTTCAGGAGCAGATCGTTAACGCCGGATCCGACGCGGAAGCGTCCCAGATCGCGATGGAGCTGTTCGGTAACAAGGCAGGCCCGGCGATAGCGGAAGCCTGCCGGGACGGACGCTTGTCACTTGAAGATCTCGGCTATTCGATGGAAGACCTGGCCGGCACGACGGAGACGACGTTCGATGAGGTCAAGGATCCTCTCGATCAGATGCAGCCGATCCTTAATACGCTTAAGGATACCGGCGCGCAGCTGGTCACGGACCTCGGCCCGACGATCGTCACAGTTCTCGGCGCGATCTCCGACGGCGTATCAGCACTCAATACCTGGTGGGCCGGTCTCGATGAGAAACAGAAGAACGTGATCCTTGCATTTGCAGGACTGATCGCGATCCTCGGCCCCGTGCTGAGTGTGGTCGGGACAGTGATCAGTACGATCGGGTCACTGGTCACGATAATGGGCGCAGCCTCTGCCGGAGGCGGCGTGATGGCTGCAGTGATAGCGGCCCTGACCGGGCCGATCGGTATCGCCATCGCGGTGATCACCGCTCTGATCGCCATCGGTACGGCGCTGTATCTGAACTGGGACACGATCTGCCAATGGGCCGCGACGATGAAGGAAAATGTCACGACAGCGTGGAACAACCTGAAGAGCAACATCGGCTCGGCTGTAGAGAACATCAAGTCCAATGTGAAACAGAAATTTGATGACATCAAGAGCAGCATTGAAGAGAAGGTTGAGAGCGCAAAGAGTACGGTCACGCAGAAGTTCGACGACATCAAGAACAAGATACAGGAGAAGATAGAGGGCGCGCGCGATAAAGTCCGGGATGCGATAGACAAGATCAAGAGCTTCTTTGATTTCTCATGGAGCCTGCCGGATCTTAAGCTGCCGCATCCGTACATCACCGGCGAGTTCTCGCTGAATCCTCCGAGCGTCCCGCATTTCGGGATCGACTGGTACAAGACCGGCGGTGTGTTCGATGCGCCGTCCGTGATCGGTGTCGGCGAGGCCGGGCCCGAAGCTGTCCTGCCGCTTGAGACACTGTGGAAGAGACTGGACGAGATAGCGGACAGGATCATCCAGTCCGGCGACAGGCACGCAGCTGAGATGTACAGGGCTCTCATCGAAGCTCTCGGCGAGATGTCCTTCGTGATCAGTGACAGAGAATTTGCAAGACTTCTTAGAAAGCATGGAGCGATAACATGAGCGGAGTAAATTTACGATATGTCGCTTCAAGCGGCAGATCATACAACCTGAGAAGCGATACGCTGCGGACAGGATCCGGCGCGAACTTCCACGAGTGGAAATGGGAAGCGGACACAGTCAGGCTCAGATTCGGTGAGCGTGTGTCCGCTTTTTCGCGGCCTGCTGCCGAATACGAGGCTACTCTGTCGCTGTTCGGTACGTCCAAGGAAAAGCTGGCGCAGCTCGAAGAGATGCATGATGACTTCGAGCTCGACATCAGAAACCTGACTCCGGGGCGCCTGATATGGAACGACTACTATATCGAGTGCTTTGCGGTGGAAAGCTCTACGAAGCCCGGTGAGGGCAATATCCAGGTCGACAACACGGTGCTGTTCTGGTGCCCTTATCCGTTCTGGATCAAAGAGGAAACGCGCAGCTTCCTCCCGTCATCCAGCGAGTCAGAGCCCTTCCTGGATTATCCTTACGACTATCCCTACGATTATTATTCCGGAGGTTCAGGCTCGAAGATATGGGCGACGGGTTTTCCGTTCAAGTCTGATTTTCGTATGACGATCTACGGTCCCGCAGTGGACCCGAGGATCCTTATCAACGATCATGCATATCAGGTCTTCGATAACCTCGCCGCTGCGGAATACATCGTGATCAACTCGAAGCTGGGGACGGTCGTCAAGACAACGGCTACCGGGCAGAAGGTCAACGTATTCGACCTGAGGAGCAAAGAGGAGTCAGTGTTCGAGCAGATCCCTCCGGGGAATCTCGCGCTCGACTGGTCCGGGACGTTCGGGTTTGATCTGACCTTGTACGAAGAGCGGAGCGAGCCGAGGTAGGAGGTGCGGCCATGAAAAGACTTATACTGGCTGACAGCGCCGGAACAGAGCTGCGCTTCCTGATGTACAGGACATACGACTTTGAGGTAGGGCGAAGCGACAACAGCTTCGAGATCGTGCTCTCCCGAGGATGGGATTATGAGCACATCCCACAGGGAGCCAGGTTATACATACCGGACACAGAGTACGGCGGGATCTACCGCAGACTTGAGACAAATACAGCGCAGGACAGCATCTGCCTCGGCGGCTATACGTGGCGAGGGATGATGCAGAAGAAGATCATCTCACCGCCATCCGGACAGGATTACGCTACGGACAGCGGGGAGCTGAACGCGATCGTCAAGGCCCGGGTAGAAGCAGCTTTCCCCGGGCTTTTTGTCGGCAGCTCCGAGAGCACCGGAGTGACCGTGAGCGGCTACCAGTACGACAGGTACTGCAATCTTGAGGAGGGGCTCACAAAGCTCCTGAAATCAATAGGCTACCGGTTGGAGCTGTCCTACTCGCAGACGCTGAAATCCGTGGTCGTGTCGGCAGTCCCGATCGTGGACTATTCCCAGCAGGTCGAGCTCTCGTCTGATATGCGGACAGACTACACCATGAAGTCCCAGCAGGACGGCGTCAACCATCTGATCTGCCTCGGAAAAGGCGAGCTCAAGGACCGGACGGTGTATCACTGGTACGTCGACGAGAACGGAAATATCGATACGGTGCAGCACTTTTTCGGGGCCGATGAGATCGCAGAGGTATTCGACTACTCTGGCGGAGAGCTTCCCGACCTGATCAAGTCAGGCCGCGACAAGCTGGAGTCGTTGATGAACGAGAACAGTTTCGGCATGACCATCGACGCCGAGAGGGATATAGGGATCGGGGACATCGTCGGCGGCAGGGACTACCTGTCCGGCATGACCATGACATCACCGATCGCAGGGAAAATAGTCACATCGAAAAACGGCTCCCAGAGCATCGAATACAAACTGGAAGACGATGTGAGCGTAACCGTAGAGCCGGCCCAGGCTTTTGCGGCGCTTAGAGCCACAAAGAAGGAGGCTGAGGAGTGGAAATAATCACAGGATACAAAGGCGAGGGACATGTCACGTCCCAGCAGGACAGAATCACAAACATCGGGATCTTCGGCAGCGGGACTTTTATCGTCGGAAATGTCGGCTCACTGATGGCTGCATCTATGATCTCTGCCAATGAGGTCCAGATCGCGGACGGCCTCCTGATCGCGGAAGGCTGCACAGCTGAGATCCCGCGCGGCACTTCGGAGTCACTGGCGATCGAGAACGGCTCCCAGGGAACAAAGCGGAAGGACCTGATCGTAGCCAGATACACAAGAGAATCCGGAACGAAGATCGAGAGCATGGAGCTCGCAGTGATCACCGGCACTCCTGCAGCATCGAATCCGGCAGACCCGAGTTACAACACCGGATCCATCGCAGCAGGTGACACGCTCGTGGACTTCCCGCTCTACAAGATCAGTCTGAATGGCAT